CTCGCTTCTTATTTTCTTCCTCAACATCATCATAACTGTCGTCCATTTACTACTCCTCAGGAAATTCCATCATCTTCTCTTGATACGAAATACTCGCGCATCTTTGCTTCGACCTTCTTATCTGTGAGCTCCCAGATACCGTGTTTGTTGGTTTCAATGATTGAACGCACATCGCGAAGGCCATCCAATACGCGATGACGGTCGACATACTTGCGATTCTTTGCAGATCCATGCCACAGATGATAGACTGTTCCCGTTGCACATGCGACTTTGGGCTGCTTCATTACGCAATATTCTGTATACGAGGGAACGAGAGAGTTGTGCAGATACCCTGGAGGAAACTTGATATTCAGCCACGCAGCGGTGGACATGGTATCTCCGCTTCCGGTGATTCCATGCTGATAAAATCCGATCTCTCTGAACCATTTGCGTTGAAATGCCCACGCAAAGCCCGGGTGATACGAGTGATTATACAGATTGACTCTGCACATATACGCAACAGATAAGCGTGTCTGAATCATCTTAGTGTAGGTGCTATCAAGCCACACGCACGAGGAGAACGGCTGAATCACTTCATACGTTCCCAAAAGACGAGAGACTTCCTCATACCATGCAGGTTTTCCAAAGATCACATCTGCATCCATAAATAACAGCTTGGTATATCTGCAGGGAATACGCTTCTCCATAAGGCTGCACATGACCTCTTTGTGGAACATGATGCTGTCTCCTTTCACGTGGAAAGCATCTGCAATTTCAGGTGCATGATCTTCAAAGGTCAGCTCCATCGTGTAGTAAGGAATCTTTGCCAGCTTCAATTTTTCGATTGTATAGAAATAGTTCATCAACATCTTCTTTGAGCGGGCGGGGTTGAAGAAGACAAAACAGACTGCCATATCTTTGCGAGACGGAGTTTCATAACGGCAGGCTGCCACGTCGACAATACAGGTCTCAAGGGGCGGCGCTGTTTCCGGAGTGCGCACTACATTGTAGGCGAAAGATTGGAGCTGCCCCATTATTAGTAAGCTGCATTTTCGATATTTGCACGTTGCTCTGCAATACGTTGCATATATTTACGACGACTCTGCTCAGCCGCCGCCTTTGTGCGTTTTAGTTTGCGGGCGCGAGACAGTGCATACATCCGCCTTGTCTGCTTCTTTGTCTGATAGAGTGACTTGACCGCCTTTTTAATGCCTAGTAAACCACCAAGCTGCCGAAGCGTCGCCATTGTATGTGTCTGATAAAAACGAATTCACTGGATGGGATGAGGGACGATGTTCATGTATTCACCGTATAACCCTTCCAATAGAACATTCACCGAAGATGACATTCACCGTATTCTTCGCCGTCATGGACTTCCTCACTATCGCATCTCAGGACGCAAGATATTTCAAACTGCTATGGTCCACACGACGTATGTTCGCCGTGCGGATTATACAACTCCCGATGGTGAACCCGCTACCCTTGCTCCCTGTCCCATCGGAGTTATGCCGCTCCAAGATGAGAGTTATGAATGCTTGGAATTTGAAGGGGATGCAGTCCTTGGGGCGTGCATCGCAACTTACTTACGTAAGAAGTATCCCGATAAGAAACAGGGATTCTTGACGGACGCCCGTAAGGAGCTCGTCAACAATGACCGTATCGGAGGACTGTCGAAGGACTTGGGTTTGAACCGCTTCTATGTGATTTCTCGACACAACGAAGACTCAATTGCAATTGCGGGTCGAACAAATACAAAAAAGTTAGGCGATATCTTTGAGGCCTTTCTCGGTGCTTTGTGGACAGACTGTGGTAACCGATTTGCCATTGTCCATGCATTTGTGACCACCGTTATGGAGACATATCTTGATGTAGACGAGATTGTTGCATCCACCACTAATTTCAAGGACATCTTTCAGAAGCATTGTCAACGAGAGTTCAAGTGCACTCCGGTCTATGAAATGAGATCCAATGATCCAAAGAAGAATGAGATTGTGGTAGCCGTCATGGTTTCTGGAAAAGTCTATGGGATAGGTGCAGGGACAACTCGGAAAAAGGCCGAACAGCTAGCGTGTCAAGAGGCACTTGGCAAGGTCGGGGTCGAATCATAGAAGAATATATCCTCGCAAAAGATAAACACAATGGGCGGTGGTCTTCTTCAGCTCGTTGCATATGGTGCTCAGGATGCCTACATCACTGGAAATCCGCATATCACCTTCTGGAAGGTGCTCTACAAGCGTCATACAAATTTTGCCATGGAGGCGATGCGTGTCAACTTTACTGGCACGCCGGCGTATGGTCAGCGCTCGGTAGTGGTCGTGAACCGGAATGCTGACCTGATGTTCCGCACTTACCTCGAGGTGACGCTCCCCGACACTCGCGCCGCCGCGAACGGTTCTGCTTCGTCTGTCAATACTCCCACCGGTCGTGATGTCCTTTGGACTCCGGGTGGCCGGCGCCGTCTGGGATACCTGCTCATCCAGCAGGTAGAGATTGAGATTGGTGGACAAGTGATGGACCGTCACTATGGTGAGTGGATGTATCTGTGGGAGTCCCTGACCTCCAACTTCGACCAGTCTGTTCGCCTTGATCAGATGATGGGTAGCTCCGCTCAGCTTGCTCCGAGCACACCCGCCTCGTGCCAGGGTCGTCCGGTTGTGATGTATATCCCCCTGTCTTTTTGGTTCTGCCGCAACCCGGGTCTGGCGCTTCCGCTCATTGCCCTCCAGTATCACGAGGTGCGCCTGAACTTCATCTTCCGCCAGGCCACGGATCTTGTATCTTCCCAGTATGATAGCACCCCTACAAACGTGTGGCCCGGTGGAATTCCGCAGGCCGCACAGTTCCTGCCCAAGCTCAAGGATGCGGCGGTCTATGTGGATTACATTTACCTGGATACAGATGAGCGTCGTCGCTTCGCCCAGCAGTCGCACGAGTATTTGATTGACCAGCTCCAGTTCGGTCTTCAGCAGTCCGTGACCTCGCAGACGGTGCGCCTGGACCTGACGCTGAACCACCCGGTCAAGGAGCTCGTGTGGGTCTTCCAGGATGCCCGCAAGCTCGACTGTTCGCTCCCGGCGACCAGCACGGGTGCTGCCCTGACCTATACGCAGCCGTTCTCGTATGACGACATCGCCAACCGGTGCCGCCTGCAGCTCAACGGACAGGACCGGTTCGATGAACGATTCGGCGATTACTTCTGGAAGGTCCAGCCTTACCAGCACCACTCGGGAGGTGGTTTCAATCAGATCACAGGTTCGCAGGTGCTGACAGATGGGGCTCCGGAGAACACGGCGTTAGTCACAGTCAACCCGATCAACGTTTACTCGTTCTCGCTTGCCCCCGAGGAGCACCAGCCGTCTGGATCGTGTAACTTCTCGCGCATCGACACCACGACCCTGGTGTTCGACTCGATCACCACTGGTGCTAGTGGAGCTCTGGCGAACGGACTGTTCCCCTCGAAGAACTTCCCTTACCTGTTCCGCATGTATGCCGTGAACTACAACATCTTCCGCGTGATGAGCGGCATGGGCGGTCTGGCATACAGTAACTAAAGATTGATTCTAAATAATGCTTCACGTGTTTATCTCAGGTCCAATTCGCCCATCATTGAATGATGTGCTTTTATGTATTCGGACACTGAAATCTCAACTTCCACCGTGTAAGATCTGGTTTAGCACGTGGGAAACACGTGAGCCACTTGATCTTCTACGCGCAGAAGTTGACATGTTGATTGTGAATCGAGAGCCTATTTTTTTGTCAAAGGCAAAAACGTGGGAAGCGCGTGCCTATCCAAATACAACAGATGGGATAACATCAAGAACCTTTAAGATGTTCGTCGGAATGGAGAACATCTTCAAGGTAGCTCAGTGTGCACCTAATGATATTGTTATACGGTTTCGGTCTGATTTGTTAGCTAACTTCGCACCAGGATATCTCCAGCAGTTGATCGAAGCGGGCAGTCGCGGATATGTTACCAGAAAAAGGAAGACATCTATTGTTGAATTTGATGATTGGTTTGCAGTTACGACATATACCAATATGAGGAATGTATGGTGTCATTATGGTGGTCTTCAAGACTTCGAAGACAATATGAATAGGTCTCGCAATGCAGAAGATATGGTTAGGCGTAGAGCTGAAAAACATGGTTTGCGCATTCTTCAGATTGACGAAAAGCAGATTGACTTTGCACTGTGTCGAGCCAACAATGAGCGTTATAGACTTGATTAACTCCGCCGCATGTAAGGAATAACCAGAAGTGTAAGAAGGATCACCAGAACCACCGCATCGAATACTGCTACAACCTTCTTATACTTGATCGGAAGCTCCTTGGTCTCCGGAGGGACACCGCCATAGGGTTTAGCCCAGCCGATGAGACCGCCTAACAGCGTAGGGCCAAGCTTGTCGTTACAGTCATAAATGTAATCATACCACGCCATCAATACATATGCTGTCATTGCGATAACAAACGCAAGCACAGCTTCATGTTGCCAAGCCTTAGGATGGGGCATCCAAAAAATGAATAAAACAAAGATTGCGAATGCGATGCACTTTTCATTGAGATAGAGGGGTGTTCCAAAAAGTCCACCACTCATTTATACTTTCAAATCAATTTTTGTAATGGAAGTGTTGGGTTTGCATATTCCTACGCCCAGAGTCTGCTGCATCATAATTGGCGCTGGATGTTCTCGCCCAGGACACTTTACGTGATCATGACCAAGAATGTGACCCATCTCATGGGAGACAACATACTGACGATAGCCTTCAAGAGACTGCCCACTTGCGCGAGATCCGTGCATCCACCGGTCAGCATTCAGATACATATTGCGGCCGTTCATCGTGGCACACGACAAGTTATCGGGAAGACCGCAGATTGTTAAGATATTCTTCGGAGTCACCAGTCGAATCAGAATATCTGGGTTCTTTTCTGTCAACACGAATCTGTAGCCATGACCTTCCCATCCGTCGGGATCGGATAAGTAAATTTGGACCAACTCTGCAAACTCCTCCTGTGAATACCGAACATCGGGATCCACATGAGCTGCGTAACGGATTACTTTAGGCATTCACCTTGCTTTTAGGAAACGAAAAGTATGTCAGCCAGGTAAGAAAGAGCACCATGCCTGTCACCAAATGCGCCCATTGCAAAAAGCGGACGCACCTGATCTTCACGTGTCAGTGTCCAGCAGAGTTTTGCGTTAAATGCCGCACTCCCGAAGTTCATGAATGCAAGGTGTATATTGTTCAGAAGATTGTGATTGAGAAGGTGGTTGCAGATAAACTCACTCGGGTGTGAGTTCAAGGTAATTCGTGAATGTGTTTGCAACATTCCTTGATGCTGTCTGGCTCATGTGCCATGCGCCAAGAATAGAGATCACAATTCCTCCATCTCTGAGAATTACCTCAAGATGAATCTCCTTACCTGCGATGTTCCTCTCCTGGAACGTAACGAACCAACATGGCTCGTTCTCGTCCGTGTTATGCATCTGTCGAACAGATCCCACAAGCTCCGGGTAGTCGTGCATCGTGTCGGAGATAGCGTTATCGAAGTTCATTTTGTCCTGCCTGCTGTCTCTTGGCGTGGCACGAGTGGATCCGTTTTTGAAAATGGATTTGATATGCGGTAGAAAAAGTCGTTGTGCGGTTACAATGGATTCTAAGTCTCTTCTCTTCGCAGACTATGTTGTCATCCTTCAGGCTATCCTTCCCTATGATATGTTTCCCGAGTATAACCGAGTGTTGTGGTTGGCATTTCGCGATCGCCATGACCGCCACATAAAACTTGGTGAGTTCATTGAGTTTCTTCGTTCAAACTCTCTGATGTTGGTGTTTGAACGACTTGTGGGCCAGCTTGCTATGCGTGGTATTGGTGAGTATGATGCGATCTATGATCATCTTATGAGTTACTCGTAATCGCGAAACGCAATACCAACCGGAAACCTAGGAATACCATCCGTGGTCAACTCCTGAAACCTCACTGTCAACATTTTTCCAATATAGTTGTTTCCGTTCTTAAAGAACTCTGCGCGCTCTGCGTGAGTTCCGCGAGGCCGAACGTTGAAGGTGCGGCCCTCCTTCGTCTTGCAGACCCAGATCACCAGGCCCTTATCAAGTCCCTCACCCTCCATAAATCCCGTAACCTCAAACTCATCATCCTTGAACTCCTTATACTTCTGCAGATCCGCTGACCGAGCCGCCAGCTGATAGAGTCCCGCCTTATTGCGAATGATCAGACCTTCTGCGCCTTCCGATACATACTTGTCATGGAACTTCTTCAGATCTTCCTTGGTCTTGGCCTCCTCTGTGGGCAGCAGCTTCACGATTCCATCACTCCGGGTCGAGAAGAAGTCGCGCAGAGTCTGCAGTCTTCCCTCGAATGGCTGGCTGTTCACGCAATCATAGACCCAATACTTCACCTGAACCAGCAGCTTCTTCTCAGCCTCA